CTGTCCGCTCTCTCCCCCCCGGCAGCGCAGAATTTCCCCCATGGCCACCAGGCGGCCCAGCATCACCAGGGCACTAGCAAGATCACTCAGGGAGGCGCAGCTCACGCCTCGGGAGGAGGCATCGGCCACCCTGGCCCGCCGGCTGGCCATCGAGCTCGACGCAGCCGAGGAGCCGGCCGACATCGTGCGACTGGCCCGCAGCCTGAACGCCGTCCTCACGTCGCTGGGCATGAACCGGCAGCTGCGAACCCAGGTGGCCGCCGCTGGAGGTGCCACCGTCGATGACCCCGCCGCCGTCGCGCTCGCCGACCTCCGCGCTCGCCGTGGTGCCCACCCCGACGGGTGACCTACCCCTCGGCTCGACCACCCCACGCCTCTACAGCAAGCCCCTGGTCACCGGGCCGCCCGGGCCCTGCGGCTGCGGCTGCGCCCTGACCGACCAGACGTCCTACGGCTACGACGTCGTCGCGTTCGCCGACCGGGTCCTCGGCGAGCCGCTCGACCCCTGGCAGCGGTGGCTGGCCATCCATGGCGGCGAGCTCCTGCCCGACGGCCGGCCACGCTGGCGCCGCGTCCTGGTCCTGGTCGCCAGGCAGAACGGCAAGACAACCCTCCTGCGCACCCTCGCCCTGTACTGGCTGTTCGTCGAGCGCGTGAAGCTGATCTTCGGGGTCAGCACGAACCTCGACTACGCCCGGGAGGCCTGGGAATCGTGCGTCCAGCGCGCCGAGGCCCACCGGCTGTTCAAACCGCTGATCCCTCGCCGCGGCGGGATCCGCCGCGTCAACGGCGAGCAGACCCTCACCACCGCCGAGGGCTGCCGCTACCGGATCGGCGCGTCCAACCGGAAAGGCGGCCGGTCCCTGTCGATCGACCGGCTGATCGCCGACGAACTGCGCGAGCAGACCACGTGGGTGTCGTACAACGCCGCGTACAACGCGCTGCAGGCCCGCCGCCACGGGCAGGCCTGGTTCATCACCAACCAGGGCGACGATTCCTCGGTCGTGCTCAACTCCCTGCGCCGCGACGCGCTCAAGTCCGCCGACCCCCGGCTGGGCATCTTCGAGTGGTCCGGGCCCGACGGCTGCGACCTCGACGACCCCCAGGCGCTCGCCGCCGCCAACCCGAACCTGGGCCGGCGGATCGCCTGGGAGGACCTGCTCGGTCCGGCCCGCGCGGCGATGGCCGCCGAGGCCGCCGGCGAGCCCGAGGCCGCCATCGGATTCAGAACCGAGGTCCTCTGCCAACGGGTCGTCCTCCTCGACCCCGCCATCGACCCCGCCTCATGGGCGCGGTGCCTGGACCCCGGGTCCCTCGCCGACCTGCGGACCCGCCTGGCCGTCGTCATCGACGCCGCCCCCGACGGCGGCCACGTCACCGCCTACGCCGCCGCCGTCCTCGACGACGGCCGGGTCCGCGTCGACCCCGTGCAGGCCTGGTCCGGCCGCGGCTGCATCGACACCGCCGAACGGGCCCTGCCCGACCTGCTCGCCCAGGTGCGCCCGCGCAGCCTCGGTTGGTTCCCCACCGGCCCCGGCGCGGCCCTGGCCGCCAAGCTGCGCGACCGCAAGCAACGCGGCTGGCCCCCACCCGGGGTCAAGATCGAAGAGATCCGCGCCGAGACCGCGGCGGTGTGCATGGGCTTCGCCGGGCTCGTCGCGGCCGGGCAGATCGCCCACTCCGGTGACGCCCTGCTCGACGCCCACGTCGCGCTCGCCGAGCGCCACCACCGTCCCGGCGACACGTGGACGTTCAGCCGCAAAGGCCAGGTCGGCCACGTCGACGCCGTCTACGCCGCGGCCGGCGCCGCCCACCTGGCCCGCACCCTGCCGCCGCCGCCCGACCCGATCGTCATCACCGCCCGACGCTGACACCCCCGGCTGCCGCCGATCGGTGCATCCGGGCAGGCCACGGGCTTACCCTTGCCGCCATGGGGCTGCTGAGCCGGCTGCGGTTCGCCAGGGACGTGTTCACCCGCGGCGGCGATCCCCGGCGGCAGGAGTTCAGCTGGGCGGTCGGGCACACCCCGTGGCCGGGATCCTGGCAGCACCTCGGGCAGCCGGTGTGGACGGCCGGGTCGGTGTCCCGCGCCGACGCCCTGCAGGTCCCCTCGGTGCTGCGCGGGCGCAACCTGCTGTGCTCCATCGCCGCCCTGCCGCTGCAGCTGCTCGACCCCGAGCGGGTCCGGATCCGCACCGGGGACTCCGCGGCCCGGCTGCTCACCCAGATCGACCCGAACACCGCCAACGTGACGACCATCGCGCAGACCATCGAAGACCTCGTCTTCGAGTCGGTCTCCTGGTGGGAGATCCTCGGGTTCGGCTGGGACGGCTACCCGGTGTCGGCCCGCCACGTCGACACGAGCGTCGTCACCCTCAACCCGCCGCCCGGGTACCGGATGCAGACCCTGCCGAGCGGCCTGGACCCCAACGGTGTCGTCTGGATCGAAGGCCGGCCCGTCCCCTACCAGCGGGTGATCAGGTTCGACTCCCCGAACCCGCCGCTACTGCTGGCCGGCGCCCGCGCCATCCGACGCGCCGCCAAGCTCGCCGCCGCAGCCGAGATGTACGCCGACGACCCCGCCCCCCGCGGCTACTGGTACGCCCCCGACAGCGTCGACCCGGACCCGGACAAGGTCGCGGAGTTCCTCGACGCCTACGCCGCCGCCCGCCGCGACGGCGTCGAGGCGTACATGGGTGGGGGACTGCAGCGCAAGTCCGAGGACGTGATGTCCCCGGTCGACCTGCAGCTGGCCGAACTGCAGCAGCAGTCCGACCGGGAGATCGCCAACCTGATGGGGTTGGCCCCCTCCGACCTCGGGGTCAACTTGCAGGGGTCGGCGATGACCTACGCCAACGTCGTCGACCGGCGCACCGACCGGATCAACGACACCCTCGCGCTGTTCATGCGTGCGACCACCGACCGGCTGTCGATGCCCGACATCACCAAGCGCGGCTACAGCGTGCGGTTCGACCTCGACGACTACCTGAAGGCCGACCCGAAGACCAGGTGGGAGAACCACGCCACCGCGATCGAGCGGGGCGTGCTGTCGATCCCGGAGGTCCGCGAGGAGGAGAACCTCCCCGCCATCCCCGTCGAGCCGGCCATGCCCCCGGCCCGCCCGCCCGTCCCCGCCCCCGGAGGCACCATGGCCCGCGGCACCACCAGTCAGCACTTCGCCGGCACCGCCGGTGACCCCCTCACCTTCGATGCGCCGCCGGCCGGCACCCACTCCGCCACCTTCGCCGCCGACCCCGGCCGCCGCCGCGTCTCCGGGCTCCTGCTGCCCTACGGCGTCGTCGGCCGCAACCGTGCCGGCCGCTGGCGGTTCGCCGCCGGCTCCGTGACCTGGGACCGACAGGCGGTCTCCCGGATCAAGCTCGACCGCGAGCACGACCGCAGCCAGCTGCTCGGCGCGGCCACCGAAGTCCGCTCCAGCTCCACCGGCCTATGGTCCGAGTTCAAGATCGCCCGCGGGGCCAGTCAGGACGAGGCGCTCGCGCTCGCCGAGGACGGCGTCCTGGACGGCTTCTCCCCGGAGGTCGAGCTCATCGAGTGGGGGCCCGACCCGGCCGACCCGACCGTCAACCTGGTCACCCAGGCCCTGCTCGTGCGCGCGGCACTGACCGCCGACCCCGCTTTCACCGATGCCCGGGTCGCCGCCGTCGCGGCGTCCGCGAACGAAGGGATCACCACCATGCGCTGCACGTCGTGCGGGTATGACCATGCGGCCGGCACGCCGTGCCCGGTCCAGCTCAACAACCCCACCTACCCGCCCCGCCCCGCCCCCCAGCCGCAGGGCCAGCCCCAGCCCCAGGGCCAGCCCCAGGGCCAGCCGCAGGGCCAGCCCCAGGGCCAGCCCCAGGGCCAGCCGCAGGGCCAGCCGCAGGGCCAGGGCCAGGGCCAGCCGCAGGGCCAGGGCCAGGGCCAGCCGCAGGGCCAGGGCCAGGGCCAGCCGAGCGATCTCAGTGCGGCGATCGGCGCCGCGGTGCAGGCGGCGCTGTCCGCGGCCGGGATCATCGAGCCGGCCGGCGGCCCCGGCGGCCCGCGGCCGACGGTCGACCCGTCCCGGCCGCTGCCCGTGCACGTCAACGAGGCCGTCCCGTACCGGTTCGACCGGGGCCGGAACTTCATCCCCGGAGAGCACGTGTTCTCCGCCGACCTGCACGCGATGGCGCTCAGCCGCGACCACGAGGGCACCGGCACCGACGCCGGGAAGCGGGTCATGGGCCTGCTGCGGGCCACGTTCGCCACCGCGGCCAGCGACGTCAACGAGCTCAACCCGACCATCCAGCGGCCCGACATGTACGTCGACCAGCAGGACTACCGGTATCCGATCTGGGCCAGCATCGACTCCGGCAGCCTCCCCAACGGCGTCCAGCCGTTCCTGTTCCCCAAGTACTCCTCCAGCTCCGGTCTGGTCGGCGACCACACCGAGGGCACCGAGCCGTCCGCCGGCTCGTTCGTCACCACCTCGCAGACGGTCACGCCGACGCCCGTGAGCGGCAAGGCCTCGTTGACCCGCGAGGTCTGGGACATGGGCGGCAACCCCGCCACAAGCACGCTGATCTACAACCAGATGGTCCGCGGGTACAGGGAGGGCCTGGAGAGCGCCGCCGCCACGTTCCTGAACACGCTCACCGCGGCGACCGACATCACGATCACCACGGCGTCCGCGGACGCCGTGCTCGCCGGGGACTGGGAGGCTGCGCTGGCCGGCCTGCAGTTCGTCCGCGGCTACGACTTCTCCGCGTTCGTTCTCGAGGCCGTCCTCTACAAGGCGTTCGCCGCGGCCAAGGACGGCAACGACCGGCCCCTGTACCCGATGCTGGCGCCGCAGAACGCCAACGGCACCGCCGCCACCCGGTTCAGGACCCTCGACCTCGGTGGGGTCACCGGGATGCCGTCGTGGGCGCTGGCCTCCACCCCCGGCTCGCCCAACAACAGCTGGCTGTACGACCCGATGTTCGTCCACGGCTGGGCCACCCCACCGACCAGGCTGGAGTTCCCCGGCACCGACGCCTCCGCCGGCTACGCCCCGGTCGCGATGGTCGACCTGGCGATCTGGGGCTACAAGGCGCTGGCCAACTCCGACGTCGGCGCCGTCCGCCAGGTCATCTATGACAGCGTCTCCTGACCCCCGCCTCGTTTTTCCGCAGCGAAGATCCGTGCAGGCAAAAACAGCATCGACCTGAGAGGAGGTGTCCCCGATGCCCACCATCGTGATCAGCGAGCGCCTGTCCACCGCCGACGTCGGGGACACCTGGCGGATCTGGCTGCAGGCCTTCGACGCAGACCAGGCTCGGGCGGTGCCGGACTCGGTCACCGCCACCGTCACCCTGCCCGACACGACCACCGCGGCGATGACCGTCACCGCGCAGGCCGCCACCGGCCTCTACGAGATCACCTACACCCTCGCCGCCGCCGGCCGGCACACCGCAGTGATCACCACAGCGTCCACCGACTTCGGCGACGACGTGGACACCCTGGAGCTGCTCGCGTTCGCCGTCGCCGCGGACCCACCCACCGTCGACGACGTCGAGACCTACCTGGGCACCACCTCCTACACCACCGCCGAGATCACCACCGCGTACAACGCGGAGCTCGCCGCCCAGCGCCACCGCTGCGACATCCCCGCCGACTACCCCGCCGACCTCGCCGAGGCCCTCTGCCGGCGGGTCGCGGTCAACCTGTCCCGCCGCCAGAACGTCGCAGGGTACATCGAGGGCGACGCCGGCCTGGTCCGGGTCCCCGGGCAGGACGTGGAGGTCCGCCGCCTGGAGCGCCCGTTCTGGCGGCTGATCGCCCGATGACCGCCTTCGGGACCACCCGCGCCGAGATCGCCACCGCCCTGACCGGCGTGTCCGGGGTCACCGGGTACGCCGAGCGCCCGGCCGCGGTGAAGCCGGGCGATGCCTGGCCCACCCTCGCGCTCGCCGAGCGCGGCCCCGGCCTGACCTTCGCGATCTCCTGGAATGTCACCGTGCTGCTGGCGGCCGACGAGGCGACCGCCACCGCCCGCACCGACGCGCTGCTGCTGGACCTGTGCGCCGCCCTCGACCCCGTCGCCTACGTCGACACCGTGACCCCCGTGGCCGTCGCGACCACCGCCGGGGACCTCCTCGGCCTGCAGATCACCACAAGGAGCGAATGAGATGGCCGCCTACACCGGTGCGATCGTCATGAAGAATGCCCTGGTCATGCAGTCGACCACCGACTACGGCAACCAGGTGTCCAAGGCGCGCCTGGTCCCGGACTCCAACATCCAGACGATGCGGACCCTGGTCCCGGACGGGCAGATCGTCGACGTCGACAGCCCCGTGTGGACGCTGGAGCTCGCCGGCGTGCAGGACCACGAGTCCGGCGGCCTCGCCGCCTATCTGAACGCCAACGCCGGCACCCTGATCGACCTCGTGATCGCCCCGAACAACACCACCGGCAAGGTCCAGTGGACCGTCAGCGTGATGGCGCTGCCGGTCGAGTTCGGTGGGGAGACCGGGCAGTTCGCGACGTTCGACGTCAGCTTGCCCGTGTCCGGGCAGCCCACCGCCGGGACGGTCTCGGCATGACCGCAGGCATGCGGCTGAGCGTCCATCCCGACGAGGGGGAGCCCTTCGAGGTCACCGCGGGGCAGCGGGAGATGGCGGCGTGGGAGGCCCAGCCGTTCGGCTGCAATGCCTTCGACGCCCTCGGCACCCGCGGCGTGACGTTCCTGCGGTTCCTGGCCTGGGCGGCGATCCGCCGCGGCGGGCAGAAGGTGCCGGCCTTCGACGCCTGGTCGGCGACGATCGACCGGGTCGACTTCGCCGACGACGACGACCAGGGGAAGGCGCCGGGCCCTACCCGGCGGGGTCGGCGCGCCGGAGGCTCCTCGACCTCGCCCTGACCCTCGGGCAGCCCCCCAGCGAGGTCCTCGGCTGGGACGACCGGGACATCGCCACCGCCCTGGACTGGCTGGACGACCTGGCCGACGCCCGCAAGGACGCAGCACGCAGGAGGTGACCGATGCAGGCCAATGTGCGCGACGACCAGTTGGGCCGCCTCGTCGGCGACCTCAAGGCGTTCAGTGCCGGCGGTGACGTGGCGAAGGCCCTGCGCAAGCGGCTCCGGGAGCCCGTCCCGGAAGCCCGCC